CGACTTAACATATGATAAATTGGCAGAAACTACGGCTGGAATGATGGATAGTGCTGGCAAAGTACTTGAAAAGTTCCCGCTAAATATATTTGTAGGATAATATAAAATATGGCAGAGAAATGGGACAGACCAGTACAACCACCTCCACCGCTCTTTCTCGGAAAGAAAGAGCGTGATTATGCTAAACAAGTTAATGACGAAATAGTTGAAAGAATAGTTGGACAAACTATTCTTTATTATCCTATTGATTTAAATTCTACAAATTTTCATTATCTATACGGAGAAAGTGTTGTAAAAAATTTTTTACCACCAATAAGGGTTTATGCTTTAGTCAAATGGGAAGGCAATGAAACAACTACATCAAATTATGGTCTAGATGTTCAAACAAAAATAACAGTTAATTTTCATCGTAGAAGATTAACCGAAGATCAAGATCTTTATGTTAGAGAAGGAGATTTTATTCTTTATGCTAATCAGTATTTTGAAATAGTTAAGCTTATGGAGCCTAGGCTTCTTTTTGGACAACAAGAACATAAATTTGAAATATCTGCGCAGTGCATTAATGCTCGTCAAGGAATATTTCCAGAAGTAAATACGGAGAACTAAAAATGATTAGAATAGAAGAACAAGAAGCGGAACCACTCATAGATGACGGTACAAACACTTCCGGATTTGGCATATTGGTTATCGATGCTAGCGATACCTCTTCTCAATTAAATCTATTTCTAGATTTAATTAATGATCCTTGTAAATATAGAGGCAGAATGGTTTACATAACAGCTATTGGTCCAACAGAAAGACCTGATCCATTTTTGTTTGCTAATAAATTTTATTTTAATGAGAATTGTGAATGGTTTGAGTCTCCATTCACTAGTGGTGGTTTATTTTAATGAATCAGATAACTAGCAAAAGTCAGCTTCCATTTAATCCATCAAGTATCGAAAATGTCGATATGGCTGTCTATAACTGGTTAAACGATATTCTTAATTTATATACACAAACTAATAAGGGATGGAAAAAAGTTCCTGTTATCTGGATTACTGGCGAGAGATCTTGGCAAATAAAAAACAATAGAAGTTTAAGAGATTCAAACAATAATTTTATTCTACCAGTGATTACGGTAGAGAGAACAGAAATAATTAAAGATCCAAATAAGAAAGGAAAATACTGGGGTGATGTCAGGCCGTTTAATGACGAAAAGGGTGGCTCAATAGCAATACAAAAAGTTATTAAACAAGATAAAACAAGCAATTTTGCTAATGCAACATCTAAAAGGTTAACTGGTCAGCCTAATTTTAAACGAGAAAATAAAAAAATTGTTTATCAAACTAAATTCGTTCAGATGCCAGTTTATGTAACTATGACATATGTTATTGATATAAAAACAGAATATCAGCAACAAATGAACGATCTATTGACTCCTTTTATTACTTCTCCTGGTGCGGTAAATTATTTTATATTAAAAAATGAAGGATATCGCTATGAAGCTTTTATAGATTCTAGCTTTTCACAGAAAAATAATGTGAATGATTTGCAACAAAATGAAAGATTATTTAATAGTCAAATTACTATAAAAGTTTTAGGCCACTTAAGGGGCATGGGAGTAAACGATAATCAGCCAAATTTAGCTATAAAAGAAAATATAGTAGAAATTAAATTCCCAAGAGAATATATTATATTGGGCGAGAAGCCAAGAGCAGGCCTTTTTGTTCCTGGTTTAACAGACGAAAATGGAACATACATATTGACTTCAGAGGGTTTTTATATATTATTACAATAATAAAAAACTGCAAGTTTATTGTCTTTTTCAATAAACTTGCTACTATTTATTAGAGAAACTATTTTAGTTAATCCATATTGTGAGGAGAATACAGAATGCCAGCTAAGAAATTCCGCTTTGTATCACCAGGCGTACAAATAAAAGAAATCGATAGATCACAACTTCCAAGAGGACCATTGCCAATCGGTCCAGTAGTTATTGGTAGAACTTTACGAGGACCAGGCATGGTTCCTGTAACTGTTGCTAGCTACGAAGAATTTGTAGAGAAATTTGGTGCTCCTGATCGTGGTGTTGGCTCAACTGATGTTTGGAGAAACGGTAATACAACCGCTCCACTATATGCAGCATATGCAGCAGAAGCTTGGTTAAAAAATTCATCTCCTCTTACCATGGTTAGACTAATGGGAACACAAGATCCTAACGCCAGCGCTGCTGGTGTTGCTGGTTGGAAAACTACAAACACAAATGCTACCGCTTCATTATCTAATAACGGCGGCGCATTTGGTTTATTCGTTCTTCCATCCGGCTCTAGCTACAACAGTGCAACCGGCTCTCTAGCTGCTATATTGTATCTAAATAATGGTGGAGTTAAATTGGTTGGTACTGATGCTGCTGGCACAGCCAATCAAAGCGGCGCCAGTAAGCTAATTCGCAACACTGGTGATAATTATGAATTCCGTTTACAAATTGTAAATTCTTCTGACAAAACTGTAGAAGACGTTGCTGTCAACTTTAATCCAGGTTCTTCAAAATATATTCGTAAAGCTCTTAACACTAACCCAACTGTAACAAATGCTGATATTACATCTACTGCCAAGAACTATTGGCTAGGTGAAACATTCGAATCATTCTTGAGCGAAACAGTAAAAAATGATGATAGCAATTATTTTGGTTTTATTGCTGCTCTTGAATCTGGTTCTGGTGCCACCTTTGTTAACTTAGGTGACATGGAAAAAGTAGAAGCTCAACCAGGTAAATCTGGCTGGGTAATCTCGCAACATCTTAGTGCTCTAACTTCCAGCTATAAAGCTGAAAACATGACCAAGCTTTTCCGCTTTGTTGCCAGTGAAGGACTTGGTGGTGACTGGGAACAAAACAATCTCAAAATTTCTATTCAAGATGTCAAAGCCCCAGTTAATGAATACCAAAGATATGGCTCATTCACTGTTGCAGTAAGAAAAGCTGACGACTTAGATGCCAATCCACAGTTCGTTGAAGTATTCACCAACTGTAATCTAGATCCTGCTTCTCCAAATTACATTGCTGCTAAGATTGGCGACAGATATTTAGAATGGGACAGCTCAGAAAAACGCCACAGAGAATTTGGCGATTATCCAAATGTATCTCGCTATATCCGTGTAGAAATGAATGATGCTGTTGCACAGGGCGATACAGATCCAGAATTGTTACCATTCGGATTCTTTGGTCCTCCAAGAATTGCTTCTTTCGTATTAACCAATGCGACAAGTAGCACTGGTGACTTTATTTCTGTTGGTTCAGGCTCACTACCATTCGGTGAAGATTCTGATGCTGATAGTTTACACATTGGTAGTATTCCTACAGCTAGCTTTAACCCAAGAATCGTATTCCCAGCTATGAAGATGCGTGTAACAGCTTCTGATGCTGGTGTTGTTGACGATACACAGGCTTACTTCGGTGTTGTTCCAAATGCTGGTTCAACCACTTCTCCACAAGCTAGACTAGACGAAGATTACAGAGATCTCGCTAGAGCCAAACCACTCAACCTAGGCTCATATGAAGCAGGTACTGGCCAAGAAAATAGCTTTGTGTTCTCCCTAGACGATGTAGTTGTAACATCTTCTACTAAGATCGGACCATACAGCTATTGGAGCGCCGGTTCTCGTTTGGCGGGTATTTCAAAAACTTCAAGTGGCTCGGTATCTTATCAAAATATTCTTAATGCTGGCCACAACCGCTTTACTATGCCATTGGTTGGCGGAACTGACGGTCTTGATATTACAGAAAGAGAACCATTCCGCAATACCTTCTTAGAGGCTACTAACCAAACAACCAGAACAACCAACTATGCTCTTAACTCACTTTATAGAGCAATTGAAAGCATAAAAGATCCAGAAGTTCTTAACATGAACCTCTTAGTTCTTCCAGGTATCACCAATGCTGGCGTTACCAAATACGCTCTGGATATCGCTGAGAATCGTGGTGATACTCTTGCAATCATCGATCTAAAAGGTGGCTATGTTCCTTCATCTGAAGCGAAGGACTCTGAATCGACTCGTCTTGGTAGTGTAAAAACAACTGTTGAGACCCTTAAAGAACGCGCTCTTAACTCTAGCTATGGTTGTGCTTACTACCCATGGGTTAAAGTTCTAGACAGCGAAGAAGGTGCTCCATTGTGGATGCCACCATCAGTCGTAGCTCTTGGTACCATGGCTTCTAGCCAAGAGCGTAGTGAAGTATGGTTTGCTCCAGCAGGCTTTAATCGCGGTGGTCTATCACTAGGCTCATCTGGTCTAAGCGTTGTTGGTGTAAGAGAGAAACTATCAGCTAAACAACGTGATTCACTATATGAAGTAAATGTTAACCCAATTGCTTCATTCCCAAGTGAAG